TACCTGTGTGGTTTGGGAAAATGGGGTAAGGAATTATTTTATCCCTAAAAAATAATACATGAGTATCCCAAAATCAAAATTTGGTAATTGTAGCCAGTGTGGTGAAAAAAATACTGCTTGTGTTAAAGTAGCAAAGGATTTATTTTGCTTATCCTGCCATAGAAATAATAAGGGTAAACAACAAATACAGCGTTCAAAAGAAAGGGATGCTTTAAGGGGTATTGGGGCTGCATTAAAATCCCTTCCACAGAATAAAGAGTTAGTACAAAATAAAACCGAAATGGATAGGTGGTTTTCTTATGTGGCTACAGTTATTAAATCAAATCCGCATTGCTGGAATTGCGGGGAGTTTATATCTGAAAAGTATTATCGCCATGCTTCAGCACATATATTCCCAAAATCGTTATTTCCAAGTATTGCAACACACCCACTTAATTTTTTAGTATTAGGGGCTGGGTGTGGATGCCATGATAAATCACATAGATTAGATACATTTTCAGATATGAAAGTATTTGCAGAAGCTATAAAACGATTTAGGCTATTTGAGAATAAAATAACAGAAAATCATAAATATTTTGATTTATTTATTAAGTATGCAAATGGTACAATATGAGTAAGTTAATTGAAATATTACCAAACGAAATATGGAAGCCCGTAATTGGATTTTTGGGGTATGAATTAAGTTTTGCATTTTCTGAATTAGTAAAATTAGCTAACACTAAAATAAACAAACAATAAATGGACGGGAAAAGATATCATGTGCATATAGATGCCAATACCCCAGAAGAAGTAAAATCAGAACTTCAAGAATTAGCCCATATTATTACCGGATTAAGAGAGCATCAAAAAATATGGCAAAATAGTTATGGGAGTAAGCCACTTCAGCGTAAGGTATATTGGGAGAATAAAGCAGACCAATGGATTAACGATCATAAAATAATTATTGAAGAATGATACCCTGTACTTGTATAAATGCTAAAAATAAACCCAATGACATACCTAAGTCTAAGTGGGTAAAAGAAGGGGAGCAATACCATATCACTTATACTGTTGTATGCCTACCCCAGAACGTACTTGCATTTTCTTTATACGAAAAACCCCTTGATGAAACTTGTTATCCCTATGAGTATTTTATATCAACAAGGTTTGGGGTAAAACCCGAAGATATTGAAGCCCTTATGGAATTAGTAAAAGATTGTACTGATACAGCGGGTATGGACATAAATGAACTGATGAAAAATAGTAACTTAATTAACCAATAAAAAAATACAAACATGAACCAGTTATCCCTTCCATACGAGGAAATTAAAAAAGTAGCTAACCGGAACTATTTAAGAGAAAACTTTAAACGAAATTCCATTGACAGTTATTGGATACCTCTTAATAAAATACAAGAAAGGGACGGGTTAAATTCAAGAATTATTTATGAAGGTATTTTAGAATTGGCAGATGCTATTATTAGCAATCCTGAAACTATTGACCCTATGGTACTTGATATTTTACCATCAGGTATTGGGTTAGTGGATGAAGGCCATCGTAGGCTAAGGGCGCACCAATTGAATGTTGAAAGGGGTAAATACAAGGATGATATTTTGGTTGAGTTTTACCCGAACAAATCTGATGTAACGGAATTGGATAGAATGGTAAGACAGGTAACATCAAACCTTAATCTTAAAAAAGATTTAAAGCCATTTGAAAAAGCAAAAGTTGCGTGGAATGTAAAAAACCTGTATTCTAAAAAACCAAAGACGCATGAAGAAGTTGCCAAATTATTACACCTATCCCGCCAAACAATTGATAATTTAATCAGGATACATGAAGCCCCAGATGATTTAAGACAGGAAATGGTTGCCGCAGATATGAGCATAACCGAATGCCTTAATTTAGTAGTAGGTAATGATAAATTAAAAAAGCAATCTAACAAGGCAGAAGTAGATGCCAATAAAAACCCATCAGCAGCCCCACAAGACCCCAAAGATGCCCTTGCTAATGATATTAAGGAACTGGAAGCCCTTGAACAAGAAACAGACGAAGAAAGAGATAAAAGGCTTTTAAGAGAGCAGACAAAGAAAGACCAGGAATTGGAACAGCTTATGGAAGTATCAGATGAAATAAAAGTTCGTCCTGAAGTTTTACCCGAATATTTGGGAAGAAAATTATCCCATTATGTAATAAATGAATTTGGGGAAATTATTGTAAACAAAGACCAAATTATTACCGAAGAAGTAATTGACTTAATATTATCTTTTGACAGGGGAGAAAGCAATGATACAATACTGGTTTACAAAAAAGGAATGGAGCCGGTAGCTAAATCAGTTGTAACAGTTTTACCAGAAGGCAAAGAAAAAGATAAGTATGATATGAGCCGACCAGAAATTGAAAAAATACAGCGGGCTATTCAGGCGGGTGATAAGATAGATGCTATTGTATCAAAATTAGATGTGCCTGAACAAACAAAAAATGACATTGCATATCAGGTACATTGGCTAATAGAAAATTTAATGTTTGTTAGGGATTGGGTTCATACTAATAAAAAGCAAAACAAAGCCCGTTAATGCAGCCATTAAAGAAAATAAAAGTAGTATCTGATGGGAATGAATTAGAGTTTCAGAATATCATTACCCCACTGCCATCAAAGGTCAAACAGATTATTTATAAGTACACTAAATCAAAAACTAAAAAAGAAAAATTAATAGGATGGACACAAGAAGAATACGACAAATTAATTTTGAACAAGACAATAGTTGGAATATGAAGCATGAGTTAGATAAACGTGCATGGGGTATAATCCCAATAACAACATACAAGGGGGTTATTGTTCAAAAAATATCTACAGGGTTTGTTGTATTAAATCAAAACTGCAATACCCCAGAGGAAGTAGATGTTATAATTGGCAATGCCCAAAATCATATAAAAAATTCCATCAAAAAAGATACAACCCAACAATAATTTAATTACTTTTGAAACATGGTTATGCAAAAGGTATTATTCGCAAAAATAGAAGCCCCCACTTATAATTCAGATGCAATAGTAAGAGCATGGGAAGAAAATGGGTTTGAAGTAATTCATTTTAACTGGCAGTATGAACGTTTTAATTTGGGTACAGGGGGTATGCGTTATAAACTTCTTAACCTTGCCAAAGAAACTAACCCCGATGTAATTTTCCTTCATGTACAAAACTCCGAAGCCTTAGACCTTCCCACAATAATTGAACTCCAGCAAATAGGCAAAGTAATACAATACACTTTTGATGTAAGAACCCCAGAAAGAACCGAATGGATGTACAATTATGCAAGGTATATTCATTACTCTTTCTTCGCCTGTCAGGAAGATGTAAAAGAGTGTATGAACAGGGGTACAACCAACGTAGGATTCCTTGCATCATCAGCCGATTATAATCTGTATAAAAAATACAGCATACCTCAGAATCAACCCGAAATAGTCTTTATTGGCAACAACTATGTAACATCGAATTTAGAATTTGATTGTGCTGAAGAAAGGCAACAGATGATTGAGTTCTTAGAAAAAGAATACCCCACAAAATTCAGGGCATACGGGTTAGGACAAAAACACAGAATGGTAAACCCACAGGAAGAAGCTATGCTTTACAATACCTGTAAGATAGCCATATCCCAAAATAATTTTGATCGTACTTGGTACACCAGTGATAGGCTTTGGAGAATTATGGGTTCCGGTGCATTGTGCCTTTCCAAACACTTTTACGGAATTGAAAAAACATTCAAAAAAGAAATTGATTTGGATTGGTGGAAATCATTGGATGAATTGAAACAATTAATTGACTTTTATCTAAGTGATGATGCAGAAAGAAATACCATAGCAGATTGTGGGTATGAGTATGTAAGAAAATACGAAACTTGGACTAAAAGAATTGAAACCGTTAAATCAGTATTGTAATGGATAACAGAAAAATATCTTTGTGCATACCTACATGGGAAAGAACTAATATGCTATTTGAAAGTTTTGCAAGGGTAATTGATGATGATAGAATTTCAGAAATTATAATAGTAGATGATTGTAGTTCAGAAGAAGTTTTTCAAAGCATTAAAGATGCGTCAATTTATTTGAAAAAAATAAAATTATTTCGTAATGCGATTAACTTAGATTGCTACCGAAATAAACGGGAAGCAATAAGTAAAGCCACAAACGAATGGGTTATTATTTTGGATTCAGATAATATTATTGATACAAATTATTTAGATCGGATTTATGATGAAAAGGAATGGGCTAAGAATATTGCTTATATGCCATCATTTGCTATGCCCCTTTTTAATTATACTGCCTACGAATGGCAAGCATTTACAAAAAGTAATATTGCACAATACATTGATAAACCAATGGTGTCAACCTGCCTTAACTGTTTTAATTATTTTGTAAATCGGGATGAATATTTAAGAATATGGCAACCCAATATTGACCCACATACAGCAGATAGTTTACTACATAATTACAATTGGTTAAATGCGGGGAATGTTATTTATATAGTACCAAATCTTCATTATAAACACAGGGTACATGATGGGAGCCATTATAAAAATAATGTTCACTTAACCGGAAATCTTTATCACGAAATAGAAAACAAATTACGTCAACTTAAATGACAACAGAGCAACTAAAACAGGAATATATAAACATCCTTAATGAAAAAGGTAGTATATCTGAATTAGCTGAAAAATGTGTAGTATTAGCCATTAAAGTAAAAGATATTGAGCATAGTGAAATTGTCCCAAATAGAAACGAAAACAGCGAACCGACAAATTATTGAAAACAAATAAAATTGTATAATGACAGACGGCATATTAGAATTAAAATATCTAACCCCACCGGAGGAAAAAATAAATAGACTTGACGAAGCGTTGGGTAAATTTATGTCAAAGTATTGCGATCTTGTATGGTATGCAAGATGTAATAAGGATAAGCTATTAGAAGAAGAATTGTACGAAGGATTAGCAGCAGCAAAAAGAGTTGAAGAAGAATACCCAGAAGATGTGAAAGAGTTATGTGAAAGTGAAGATAATTGGCAACATGGCTTTAATTCTGGGATATTGGCTTTTGCAAGATACCTATCAGATTATACCGAAGATACATGGTGGCCGGAAGAAGATACTGGTGGCGTAGAATGGGATGAAAATGACATAGTTATAATCGATGGTGAAAGATTTGTAAAAATGGATGGCAAAGAACAAGCCGAAGAAATGTTCCCAGAATTAGATACTTAAAACATATATTATGCCTGCTAAAGGATGTAGAAAAAAAAGCGTAATTGTTAAATGCCCATGTGGTGAAAATTTTTATGCTTGCAATAGCAGTATTTTGAATGGTGGGGGTAAATATTGCTCAAAAAAATGTTTAAATAAATATAGGGGCGATACTATAAAAGGAAAAGATAACCTGACTGGTAAAAAGTTTGGGAAACTTACAGTACTTCAATTATCCGAAAAAAGTAAGCATAATACGAGGCGATGGAAATGCATTTGTGAATGCGGTACAGAAAAAGTAATAGAGGGACAAAGTTTGAAAAATGGAAATACAAAATCATGTGGATGCCTAACCCCAGAGATTGCCCAAAAACTGCCAGTGCATCGGCATGGTAGAAATTTTGTACCAATTATATGTGGTATTTATAAAGTAACAAATCCCAAAGGGGAAGTTTATATTGGATCATCCCGAACCATATATAGAAGATGGCTTAGGCATCGGGAAGCTAATAGAAAAATAAAGCTGCATGATTCGTTAAGGGAATTTGGATGGAGGCAACATAATTTTGAAATTGTGCATGAATTACCCCAAGATGTTACAAATGAAATATTGCTTGTTTATGAACAACTATATATTGATAGCTATAAAGATTGTGGAGTAGCAATGCTTAATGTTAAAGAGGCTGGAAGTTCAGGTAAGTTTCCGCAAGAATCTAAAGAAAAAATGTCGGCATCACGAAAGGGAAAGCCAACATGGAATAAGGGCTTAATTGGTGGTAATAAAATGGCAAAAAAGAAAATATAAAAAACAAAATTATATATGAAAACAGCTTTAGTTTTAGGAGGAACCGGTACAATTGGGCATCAACTTTGCAAACGTCTAAAAGAAGAAGGCTTTTGGGTGCGGTGTGTAGATCGAAAATACAATGAGTATTCAGATACTAAATGTGATGAATTAATTATAGGGGATTTAAGGAATAGTTCATTTGTAAGTAAGGTTATGTTTGCGCCAAAACAAGAATCGTTTTCTGACAATGTAAATTCTTTTGATGAAGTTTATGCTTTAATGGCAGAAATGGGGGGCGCTTTTTTCGTATTCTCTAAATCCAATGATGCTGACATAATTCATAATTCTGCAATAATGAATTTACATGTTGCTAATTATGCCTCAATAATGAATGTAAAAAAAATATTTTATTCGTCAAGTGCATGTTGTTACAGCGAAAGCCTGCAAATGACACCGGATAATACTGGGCTAAAGGAATCTACTGCGTGGGAAGGCGGGAAACCAGATAGCGTTTATGGCATTGAAAAATTGTTTTCAGAACAGGTCTATGATTCATTCAGAAGAAATAAAGGATTAAATATAAGGGTTGCAAGATTTCACAATGTTTTTTCAGAAGAAGGTTGTTGGAATAATGGCAGAGAAAAATTTCCAAGCGCATGTTGTCGAAAAGTTGCTGAAACTCCAGATGGAGGCGAAATTAAAATAATGGGGGACGGTCAACAAACCAGATCATTTTTATATTGTCAAGAGGCACTGGATGGGATAAGAAAGTTAATGGATTCAGACTATCAATATCCAGTAAATATCGGTAGTTCAGAAATGATAAGCATTAATAATTTGGCAAAAATGGTTATTGGGATTTCGGGTAAAAATCTTACAATAAAAAATGTAGAAAGTGATGCAATTGGGGTAAGGGGGCGAAATAGCGATAATGCCTTAATACAGGAAGTTTTAGGATGGCAGCCCACCGCTTCTTTAAAATCTGGGATGGAGAAATTATATTCGTGGATTGATAAACAAGTAAACCCATAATTATTGTGTGTATTTAAAAATTGTTTATATTTGTATCGCTATCAATTTTATCAATGCCAAAATCAAAAAACATAATACTTAAAATAATCCCTGCTTTCGGATGCAGTTTTCCTTCATTGGTAAATTGATAGCCTTCCGTTTGCGGGGTGTTTTATTTTATGGGATATAAAAGATATGCAATAAAAAATGGGATACCAGAAAAAGATTATAATGTTATTCATAGCTGGTTATCTAAAAAATATGGGAAAGCTAATAAGTGTGAAAACGAGTTATGTGATAATAAATCATTAAACTATCAATGGGCATTAAAAAAGGGGTTTCAATATAAAAAAGATAGAGAGTGTTTTATTATGCTATGTATTTCTTGCCATAAAAAATACGATTGGAAAGAAGAATATTCAGAAAGATTAAGAAATCGTATTGTTTCAGATGAAACAAAAGAAAAATTGAGATTAGCAAGTACTGGAGTAGCAAAGTCTTTAGAAACATTAAAAAAACTTTCTGAAGCTAATAGTGGGACTAATAATCCAATGTATGGGGTTCATATAACAGGGGAAAATCATTCTTGGTGGGGTAAACATCATACCGAAGAATCAAAAGAAAAAATGCTTATTAAAAATGGGAAAGTTAATAAAGAACAAGTATTGGAAATAAGGCAACTTGTAGCAGATGGAAAAAAACAAAAGGATATTGCTCTTATATATGGTATTAGTAGGGCGGCTATATGTAGAATAATAAAAAACAAAAGATACAAACAATGGTAAAATCATTAACATACGGACGGCTTGGAAATTTTTTATATCAATTGGCAACATCTATCGGATATGCTGAAAAGCATGGGTTAGATTTTACGGTAAATAATACTACAACATCCCCTAAATGGAATCCATTATATTGCCAGCATTTAATTAACCCAAACTGGAATCCTGCATTACCTGTAATTCATTTAAAAGAAAGGCAACATGAATTTGTTGAAATTCCATTTATGGAAGAATGGCGACAGGCAAATATTATTTTGGATGGCTATTACCAAAGCAATAAGTATTATAATCATTGCATGGATAAAGTAGTAGAATTAATGAATTTTAAATGGGAACATAAACCAAATTTAGTTTCAGTTCATGTGCGTAGGGGGGACTATATCGAATTAAGCGAAAAGCATCCATACGTTTCAAAAGAATGGATGGAAGAAGCCCTAATAAACAATTTAAGTTTTTTAGTGATGATATTAGGTGGTGTATTGATAATTTTTCAAACAGGGAAGATTGTTTATTTTCTACTAACATTGATGAAGTATCCGATTTGGAAGAAATATCAGGATGCGAAAGCCATATTTGTTCATCCAGTACATTTTCTGTTTGGGCATATAATCTTAATCGTAGCAAAGAAAAAAAAGCTGTGTTTCCCAAGAAATGGTTTACTGACGGATGGGGGGGATTAAACACAAACGATATTGTTCCACCAGAATGTATAAAACTTTAATTTATGTCATTATCAATAGAAGAAAAAGAAGCCTTATCAGCCATTACAAAACACTTTAATGATAAGCCTGTAATATTTGATGTAGGGGCTAACGTAGGGGCATGGACGGATGCAGTAATGGAAGATGTAGTATTGCATCAGGCTTTTTTATTTGAGCCCAACAGTGTATTAGTAGATGGCATGGGAGAAAAATATATAAAGCTGGAACCAGAAACAGGAACCGAAATGGTAATTGTAGAAGCCGCAGCATATAAAGAAGATGGGCAGGAACTTGACTTCTTTTATTTTACCAATGAGAATAATGGACTTTCAAGTATCTATCATAATGAAAAATGGGATTACCTGCCTATGCAGCGGGGTAAAGTAAAATCAGTAACACTTGATTCCTTTTGCAAAAACCACCACATTGAAAAAATTGATTGCATAAAGATTGATGTAGAGGGTGCAGAATACGATGTATTACAGGGATGCAAATATATCCTTGAAAATAAAATTGCCCGTTTCTTACAGGTTGAATACAGCCCCCATTACAAATTAAATAACCTTACATTTATGGATGTGGTAAGATTTGTAACCCAATATGGGTATGCTGCTTATTCATGGGAGTTTGGAGAGTTTAAAAAAATAACCGAAGAAAACTTTGTAGAGAATTTCCGGTTAGAAAACTTTATTATCACATTTGAATTAATGGAAGATTTCTCACAGCATTGGAATAGTGAGTTTATAAAAAATACACAAGGGCTGGGGAAGATTGATTTAGTAATTGAAATAGGATGTTTTGAAGGAATTACAACTAAATACATCTGCAAAAATTTATTGAACGAAGGGGGCAGGGTAATTTGTGTTGACCCGCTGCAAGATGAATACCTTACAGATAATTTATCAGAAGAAGATATTAAAGCCAATAAAGAATATGGCTTCTTTAAAAATCAGTACTATCGTTTCAAAAAAAATACACAAGGGTTGCCGGTGCAACTTGTAAGAAAAACAAGTAATACAGCAATAAGAGAATTGATTGATTTACGGGTTGATTTTATTTACGTTGATGGGGATCACAGATTTCAGGGCGTATATGATGATGGGGTAAATTATTTTGAAGTATTAAAGATTGGCGGCCTGATGCTTTTTGATGATGCGAATGGCTACCGACAGGAAACAACAGATGGAATAAATTTATTCCTTGAATGGTGTGGCGATAGGATAGAAATAATTTCAAGCAACTATCAACTTTTAATAAAAAAATTAGCACCATGATATTTAAGTTTAAAGAATCATTCATTGGGTTTTTGAATATGGATCATAGAACCGATAGGCTTGAAAGCATTACAAGCCAGTTTAATCGTTTTGGTATTACAGCAGAACGTATAAGAGGTAAAAAGCCAGAAGAATTTGATTTGGCAGACCCCAAACTTCAGGTAATGAAAAATAGAACCGCCGGTGCTATTGGATGCCATTACGGTCAGGTAGAAATAATGGAAAAAGCATTGGCAGTTGAAAGGGATGCCATTGTATTTGAAGATGATTGTATTTTCTGTGATGATTTCGATAAGCGCATTGAGTACATTGAAAACTTTATCAACAATGAAGCCCCAGACTTTGATATTTTTTGGCTTGGGGGTACGGTGCATATTAACCCACCACATTGGCATATATTTGGGGGTAACCCAGACCTTCGTGATACACTATTAACAAGGGATGCAGTATGTACCAATAATCCCAGAATAGTTCAAACCTATGGTGCATTTTGCACTTATGCTTACATTGTAAATAAAAAATCAATAAAAAAAGTATTAGATTTACTTGAAAGTAATGTACATATATCAATGGGAATTGATTGGGATATGATAAAAATACAACCCCAATTAAAAACTTATATGCTATTGCCAGGAAGTGTTCGGCAGATGGATAACCAAAGTGATATTGGTGCGGGGTGGACAATTTTTTCAGGATTTTCAAAATTGGGGCAATATTGGTTTCAGGAAAGGATGGAAGATTTTGACCCCGATACATTTAATTTTTCAGAAGCATTAAACCACCAAAAATAAAAACATGGAAATACAATACCGCACACAATTACCAGAGTTATTAAAGCATTTTAATTTGCCATTAACCGGCATTGAATTAGGAAGCGCAGAAGGGTATAGCGCATTTGATTTTATGAGGGCAGGTATGGAAGAACTTACCCTTGTGGATCTTTGGGCAAAAATAGAAGGGCATTCAGGGGATGGTGGTAATGAAAATGAATGGCATAATAGAAATTATGATATTGCCACAGGTAGGCTTGCTGTTTACGGGGATAAAGTAAAATTTCTTCGTGGACTTACGGGAGAAATGGCAGCGCATATACCCGATAATTCTGTATCACTTGTTTATGTAGATGCAGACCATTCCTTTGAAGGGGTATGGGCTGATATTAATAACTACTGGCCTAAATTAGTATCAGGGGGTATCATGGGGTTTCACGATTTTGAAAACGTAATTGACTATAAGGTTAAAGATGCCGTAATGAAGTTTGCAAATGAAAATGGACTTGAAGTTCATAGTATTCCAGAAAATAAATTAGAAGATGCGGGTGCGTGGATTCAAAAAAAATAATTATATTTGGAGTACTTATCACAATCAGTCATGCTAAAATTATTTACACCAAACTCCCACATTCAGTTGCACCTTCTATCCTTACGGGTTGATTGTGATAAGTCCTCTGTATGTGGGATTTTAGTATCATGTCAAAAAAGCAACCATTATCGGAATTGATTGGAGTTAGGTTTCACTATCTTGTTATTTTAGATGAAGCAATTTCAAATAATGCAAAGCATAGAAAGGTAAAAGCTAAATGTGATTGTGGAAAAATAAAAGATTATCATTTAGGTAATTTAAAGAGAGGGTTAACGCTTAGTTGTGGATGTTATAATATATCTGTTACAAAAGACAGGATTGCAAAAGGGTTATGGGTTAAAAAATCAATATCTACGCATGGGCTAATAAAACATCCTCTTTATGGTGTTTGGGCTGGGATGAAAGATAGGTGTAACAATAAAAATTGTAAATATTATCATAGGTATGGCGGTAGGGGTGTTAGGATTTGTGATGAATGGGCAAGTGATTTTAAAGTATTTTACGATTGGGCTATGGCTAATGGATGGGAACAAGGGTTGGAGATTGATAAGGATATTAAAGCAAAAGAATTAGGGGTAGATCCACTTTTATATTCCCCAGAAATGTGTTGTTTTGTAACAGAAAAAATAAATTGTAGGAATAGAGAAAGCAATGTTTTTTATGAATATAATGGGATGTCAAAAACAATACCCGAATGGGCTGAAGTTTTAGGATTTAACAAAGATGTTTTTTATAAAAGGATAGGTAAATTAAAATGGAGTGTTGAAAAGGCGTTTAGCACACCACTTATTAATAATAAACTTAAATAAATTAAAATGTTAATAGACTTCAGACAATTATTTCCTAAGTATGGTATTAATCCAAAAGGGGTACTGCATATTGGGGCAAATAAAGGGGAAGAATTTCCGGTATATATGGAACTGGGTATAAAAAGGCAAATCTGGTTTGAAGCCAACCCAGACATTTACAAAAAACTTGTAGAGAATATTTCAAGTAACCCAGAAGCCCTTGCATTTAATTATTGTGTAGGGGATGAAAATAAAGATGTGATATTACATGAATCCAATAATGAAGGACAATCAAGTTCTATTTTGGATTTAGGCACACATTTAGAAGTCCACCCAGAAGTATTTTTTGTAAGGGATATTATTGTTGAAATGAAAAGAATTGACAGTATGTATTCAAGCCTTGCAGACGAAGTTGATTTTTTAAACATTGATGTGCAGGGGGCAGAATTACAGGCACTAAAAGGTATGGGTAATTTGCTCAATGAATTTAACTGGGCTTACCTTGAAGTAAATAAAGCAGAACTTTATAAAGGGTGTGCATTAGTTGAAGAAATTGATGAATACCTTGCATCTTTTGGTTTTGTAAGAGTTGAAACGCAATGGTGCGGCAATACAAACTGGGGGGATGCCCTTTACATAAAAAAGTAATTATGTACAACGAATTTATAGAAAAAGTATTCCTGATAAATTTAGATCATCGAACCGACAGGTTAGAAGAAATGGATTGCCATTTAAAAGCGCATGGCATGGAGTATGAAAGGTTCCCTGCAATAAAAGATGATAATGGAATAAAGGGGCTTATTCTTACAATGGTTGAACTTTTTAAAGTGATATTAGAACGTGGGTATAAAAATGTACTGATACTGGAAGATGATGCAAAATTTCTTGTACCGCAGTCAATCCCATTCCTTAATGAAGTCTTACCGCAGCTACCACAAGATTACTACTGTTTTCATTTGGGGTGCAACTTAATTGCTGCCCCCAGACGAATCAGTGCAAACATTTTGAAGATTGATAAAGCCTATGCCACCCATGCAATTATTTACAGCAGGGAAGCAATAGAATTAATCTTACCCCTGTTACAAAGAGAAGAAATAATACCTTATGATATATTGCTAATGAATAGCATTCAAACCTATGGTAAGTCATATTGTACTATGCCAATGTTAGCAACACAAAGGGAAAGCTACAGCGATATAGAGAAATCAGTTCCCATTTGGCATAAACTTATGGCACAGACTTTTGCAATGCACACAAAACCCCTACAATCTATGGCAAATGAAATAGCGTACTGCATAGGCAGTCATAAAATAAATGGATTTGAAGTAACCGTTGACCCCACAGCGGTAGAAAATTTTAACCAGAACCCAGATTTAAAAGGGAAGGTATGCGACTGTAAAAAATTTATTTATGATGGGGAAGATTTATGTGGATGTGCAATAAAAGAAATGAGAGCCAAATGGGTAGAAAACCCTAATTATTAAAATACGCAAAAGGTTATATGTCTAAGTTACTATTTGATATTTCATCTGAAAATTTTGACGGTTTTTTTGAGAAAGAAGCAGAAGGCATGACTGAAGCCCAAAAGGAGATATTGCCCAAAGAACTTTTATTCAAATTATATGCAAAGGGCGGCAGGGTAAACACAAAGGAAACTGCTAAAATGAGTTTTCTGTCAAAATTATTCGTCCTGTTTAAAGTATTCAGAAAAAAAATAATAATAATAATTGAAGATGCTAATAATAGCATGACGGTTGAGGAATTTTTTGAATGGAAAAAAGAAACTGATAAGCAGGTATATTCCCAAGATAGTGCTAACAGACTTATTTCAAATACACACTTTGTATTAGGGAATAAGGAATTATGCGATACCTTTCACCGGCTTAACGGACTATCTGCAAGCCCAATGTATTCTTACCTAATCGGGGCAAAGAATAAGGATTATACACAGCCTCAAAAGTGGCTTGACGCAATGGATTACATTTGTCGGAATTTATCCCACTATGAAGCCAACAGAAAAAAAATAGCAATGCAGCAGGGGTTAAGTATGGCAGAATGGCTTGTGCTAATCCATCTTTACAGCGGGAATCTTGTTAAGGGGTCAACCATTTATAAAAGCCACTACAAATACACCTATAATACAAGTTCAAGAAGAATAAAAGGGGCTTTTAGTGTCTTACAATCCAAAGGTTTTATAGAGAAAATAGGCACAACAAGTGATGCTAAAATAAGAATAACCGCACTTGGCAAAGATAAAACAAACGAAATTCTTAAAAAATTGGTATTAAATTGTTAGTGTCAAACGGCACTATTGTATATTTGAAATAAAATGGAAAAACTATCAGAAAATAAATACCCATTTGCAGTAAAAAGGAGAGAAGAAGTAAGGTATGTACGGGATTTTAAAGCCTTTATAACATATAAAGGTAGGGGTACAATTATCCCTGATTATTTAGGAGCAGATATAGGATTTGTAAGAGAGTGGTTACAGGACAAGTTTATTAATGAAATGAGTTGGGAAAATTATGGGGAAGTATGGGTTGTTGACCATATTGTTCCATTTAGAATGTTTGACCCATTTGATGAATCCGATTTAAAGTTATGTTGGAATTACAGAAATTTAGTTCCACTTTACCGGCACGATAATCTTAAAAAAGAGGGGAATGTATTTTTTGCTTTTGAACTGCTTTATGAGTTAAAGGATAAGGATTTTATTTATAGCAAATTATTTGAACGAATTTTGCCTGAAGTTGGATGGATGATTAAGTATATTAATAATTATCACGAAAATAGGCTTACTAAGGATAATGGGTGAAATTATTACTTTACAAGACGGTCTTTATAATTTTGAGTTACCTCATTTGCCACCCGAAAGGGATATTTGGTATTATGATTTACCTAAAGGGCAACAGTATTGGAAAACCCCCTTTAATAAAAATCATAAGTGGCTAACAGAAAAAGGAGAGATAAGGAATGTAAAGCAAATGAATGAAAGGGACAGGGTTGAATACATCAACTACTGGCGGGATAAATGGCTTAATGGATTATGGTTTATGAATAATGGCATACCCACCTACATTACAGGGATGCACGTTGACCACCTTATTTTTAATAAGTTTAAATCATCCCACCTTTATTATTTAGAAGCCCAAAAGGAACGGTTTTATTTCAGGGACTTAACCAATAAAGAGATTTCATGTGATGGAAGATGCTGGGCTAAAGGGAGAAGGGTGGGGATAACCACAGAAGAAATTACAGAAGCCGTAAGGTGCATTAATTCAGATTTTGCAAACCATGTGGCAGCCCAATCCGATACCCATGAAAAAGCCCGTTCTACTATCCTTAATAAGATAATAGAAGTGCATATAAAGCGTCCTGCATGGATGCGGGAAGTATTTTATTCAAGCAATGGCAAAGTACCCAGAGCATTATTAGAACTGATTGAAAATACCATAAGGGATGATGATAATTACCCATTAGGCGGGGTGGCAAGGGCTTTCCCAAGTACCCCAAAAGCAATGGACGGTGAAGAATTTATGCTTTCTATTATGGATGAATTTTCAAAATGGAATGATGTAGATCCGTATGAAACTTTTGAGATTAATAAAAAGACAATTATTAATCCAGGGAAACGGGGCAAGATGGATGCACTTTCTACAACAGGGGATTCCAAAGAAGCGGCAAAGTCAGTAAAGGCATGGCATAAACTTATAGCGGATTCAAACCCAAAAGTTCTTAATGCAAACGGGCAAACTAATAGCGGGTTGTGGGTATGGTTTGTGTCTTATATTCATTCACTTGAATTGCTTGAAAAACTACCGACTATAAAAGATAAGTTTGGATTTATTAATCGGGAAATGGCTGAAGAATACATTTGGAATGATATTAAAAAATATCCCAAAGACAGCAAGGAATACATCTATGCTTTGTATAAGCAGCCAATGGAATTAAGACACGCATTATTAACCCCAACAGGGCAGGGTTATTTTAGTAAATTAAGAATAACAAATAGGCTTGATGAACTAAGGCTTTTACCCAATGATAAAAAGCCGTATGTAAGGGGTAGATTTGAATATGACCAAAAGGGGAAAGTATTTTTTGAAGCAGATGAATATGGACATTGGTTAGTAGCTTTGCACCCTTATCAATCATCAGAAAAAAATATTGATACCAGAAATAGGTTTAGAGAAATTAATGGTGTATTTTTCCCCCCTGTTAATCCTGAATTTGCTTTTGGTTATGACCCGATAAGATATAAAAAAGAAGATACCAGTAGTAACCATTTATCAGAAGCATCAATAATAATAGGGAAGAAATTTGATTACTTTGGGGCTGGGGATGCTAACAGATTTGCAGCACTTTATTTACACCGTCCAGATGATCCAAATGATGCACATAAAGAGTGTATCAAAGCAGCAAAGTATTACGGGGCAGCAGGTATGCACGAAAGAGTTATTGAATCGGTAAAGACAGAATTTGTAGATGCGAATTGCTTACCTTTTTTAATGATTAACCCAAAAGACGGATTACATGGTATGTGGATTGATAGTGGGGGTAAAGTAGTAAAGAATGCTATTGACTGGATGGTAGCAAGATTCAGCCCCCCTAAAACAGAAGAAGATTTTGACCAGATAGCAGAAATGCCTTTTGAAGATTGCTTAACAGATATGGATGGGTTTGATATAGGGGACACTACAAGATTTGATACCATGATGGCAATGATAGAATTGGAACACGCAATGAAACAAATGGTATTTACAAATCAAACCGATAATTCACATCTTAACAGGATGAAAATAATGAATGAACTTATTCCAAAACGCAATAGATAAATTTTAAAATAAAACGATTATGACAAATGAAGTTTTTTTTAGTGATGCTGCAAAAAAAATGAAAGAAGGGATTGATATAGGCGCAAAGGCAGTAGCCGTTACATTAGGCTGGGGCGGTAGAACTGTGATGATAAAACGGGCAGGGATAAGAGCAGAAGCCACAAAAGATGGGGTATCTGTGATAACTGCCATTCAAAAATTAAAAGACCCATTACAGGATATGGGGCTTGATTTAATCAAAGAAGTAAGTACAAGGGTTGCTTATAAATATGGGGATGGCACAAGTTCCGTAACTGTGTTATTTCAAAAAATGGTTGAACTTGGCTTAATGATGAAGCAATCCGGCGCAAACCCAATGCTTTTAAAAAAGGGCATGGAGAAAGCGAAGGATGCTATTATTAGCACAATTGATTCCATGAAAAAAGATATTGGCAGTGATATGGAAGTGCTAAAACAAATTGCAACTGTATCTGCAAACAACGATAAAGAAATCGGGGATTATATCGGGGAAATTTATCAGAAATTAGGCAAGGCTGCATCTATTATTGTTCAGGATGCAAACAGCCCAGAATCATCCGTAGAATTAGTAAGGGGGTATCAATTTGGGGATGGGTATTATTCTCAATATTTTGTTGTGGGGGATAAAAATACCTGTGAATTAATAAACCCGTACATCCTAATAATTGATGGCAAAGTAGAAAACTTTAATAGCATTTTGCCTATACTTGAAAAAGTAATTTCAGAAAACAGAGGGGTGGTAATAATTGCAGATGATTACAGCCATAATGTATTGGCAGATGTGTTAAAAAATGTTAGAGAAAAAAAGGTACTTAAAGCATACCTTATAAAAAATGGGTTTACAGGGGAAACAAAAGATGAATTGCTTTTTGATCTTTGTGCTGTAACCGGAGCCACATTAATTACACCAAAGACCGGAAAGAAAATTGAAAACATTGACACTTCTTTTTTAGGTCAGTGCGAAAAGATAATTTCTCAAAAAGATGAAACCACAATTTTTAATGGAAAATTAAATCAGGAAGAAGTTGATTTAAGGATTGATGAAGTAAATAAAAAAATAGCCACCGCAAAAAATTCTTTTATGAAAGAGAAATACGAATTGCGGTTGTCAAAACTATCAGGGGCTTTGGCAATTTATTATGT